TTTACTTTAGATGATGATGAAATACTTAGCTTTAACGAAGACATACCATTAATGTATTTGCAAAAATTCCATTATGATATCCCTGTTAGAGCAGAATTTATAAAGCTAAATGATGATGACTACGGGACCTATTATTTTAATACATATTTAATCAAGAATAATGTATTAACGATAAAAGATGATCTTTTGAGATTTATAAATTATCTAAGCAACCAAAGTAAGTCTGAAATTGCGTTTTTATTTTTGAATAAAACTATAATACCAGACATAAATACAGCTATCGATAGAGTCATTGATAGCTATGAATTAATCTAAAACAAAAATTATTATCAACTCTACTCTAAGCTACATTTCAGTTAATTTCAGTTTTGGAACAATTCAAATATAGCTCATTGAACTTGACGCAAACTATTTCTATTCGCAATGTGTATTAGAGAATAATTATGCGTCAAGTCAATCCAATACTTTTGAACCAGCTGCGAGCTGACTATCTTGCCATTCAACAGTTAGGTTCGCCAATCTTGTCATGTCAAGGTATGTTGGTTCCGCGTGGCATGGAAGATTATCGATTTCTAATCAAAGCTTGTCCGCGTCCAATCGTCAGCAATGAGGACCCCGCAGAGGTTCAATATCCTGGCGGGTTTACTGGCATCGTCGCAGGGCCACCAAAAACCCATTACACAGGTAATTTACAGCTTTTAGTAACAGAAGCTGGTCATGATCAGTTATTTGCAGATTTCATTGTTGCAAGTAAAGGTATGATTGACTGTGATTACTATGATGGACATGTCAAAAGTTTTACGCGTTCTTATGCACTGGAAAACTGTGCAATTCGCTTCGAAATGGCAGAGTTTGATACGGACAGCCGTTCTCAAGTAATGACAGTGTCTTGTCCAATCGATTTTAATTTCTTTGGTAATTTTGCGACCATTGGCGGCAATGGGACAGTTTTACCAGGTCAACGAAATATTGAAGGTGTTCAAGGATTAGTAAACCGAGTCCAGAACGTTGTTAGTGCGGCTCAATCTGCTACTTCATTAGCAAATTCCGCTGTAAATGTAGCACGTCAAATTGGTTCATTATTCGGGTAATTGGTATGCAGCTATTACCAGATGATGGAACACAAAACCCAAGAGTAGTTGCTGGTTCAATCAATGAGCTGGCAACGATTTTTTATCAAAAATTGCAGATGAAAGGCTATTCTTTACTGCAAGATGATGTTTTGAAGGCCCTAATCGAAGAAACTAAGCGGTACGCTGGTTTGGCGACATTAACATGTCAACGTGGTTCACAGTCCATTATCATTATCAATGATAATTTACGGCTTGAAGCCTTTGAGTGGGTCATCATTGAACCATGCTTAAATGCCAATTGTGATTTGATTCAAGCACAGCTTGTAGAAGCATCTCGAAGCATGGGCGGTGATGGTTTTGGTATGACGGTAAGCGAAGCCGAGCAAAACTATAAAGAAGCCAAAGAGCTTATGCCTAAAAATGCGTTTGTTGCGCCTCCTTTCAGCTTCAAAACATTGGGAGAGCGTGAGTGAGAATAGCGATAATTTCATCAAATAAGGTAATTTCTGCATCAGAATTAATAATTGCCACTTTAAGAACTGATTTAGTGCCTGTACCTGTAAGCATTGAATTTGCAGTGAAACACACAAAGGAACTTGAAGAACAATTAATAGATGGTGCAGAAATTTTAGTAAATGATTTCCCTTATTCGTTTGAAATTGTTTATTCAAATCCGGTTAAGTCCCAAAGCATAAAAGATAATGCCCGTATCGGTGGAATATCCTGTATTGCTGTATTCAAGGGTTGTAAAAAGATTTTAGAAAATGCCAAAAAAGCCGTAATTCTAGATCAAACTTCCTTTAATTCAGCTTATAGGGCATGTGGTGCTTCAAATATCCGATTGGGTGACGATATTCCGTTACCCGAGTTCATTTGTCTAAACGGGAGTCTTATTTCAAAACGGTTAGCACTTTACTTGCAACAAGAAGCGGCTGTGTTTTGTTATAGAGACAATAAAATCTGTGTACTTAAACTTGATGCCATTTTTAAGCAGGCACCAGTATTTAAATTAGATCCTAGTGAAGTGCAATGGTTCAATAGTGAGCAAATCGAGAAGCACCAGAAATCATCGTATGTGTCTGTAGATCAAGATGGTTCTACATTTATTGGAGCTGATACGACTACTCAAGGGCAATCAGTCATTCAGAAAGCTGGGCTCGATGCACGACAATTGAAGAATCTTGAAAAGGTTTTGTTACCACGTGGCGTTATTTTCCGTTCCTTGAGTCTGGAACTGAAAGCCGGTGATGTAGTTGAAATTGGTAAAAAGAACTATGTAATTCTTACTGCTGCACATCAAGAAGAAACGGGTGCAATCGGAGGGAATGTTGGTTCAATGACAAAATTATGGTTGGCAAGTTTATGAATACGACAAAAATTCTTGGTGAAGCGATTGGCATCCAAAGCCAAGGCACCATAGACAAGACTGAAACACAAACGAATGTCGGACTAACTGGCGCCGTGATTGTTGGTCAGTTTTTGCGTGGGCGTCTTGATCAGCCTATGGCAATTCATCAGGGCAACATCCGTGGTCAACTTGGATATGACCCGCAGAACCCTTTTTACAATGCAGTTCAAGATTGTTTGGATACAGGGGTGCCAAGTGTGCAAGTACTTAGGGTTGGCAATACAAATAGCTCTAATATTTGCTCACAAGTCGATCACTATGTTTATAGGATTTATGATTTGGGTGGGATAGGGCAATTACCACTTGCGGAATACAACTCATTTGTTAGTTCAATTAAGATTACAGAACCCAATGGTGTGTTGATACCAGCAAATCAATATAACGTTTACCTTAATGAATCACAGATAGCACGGCTAGAATTTAATGATGGTGCATTACCAGATTTGGGCTTCATATTTTGTTCTAATAGACCAGTTTCTGTCCTTCCGACACCAATGTAACCCATAGGATTAGCAAATGTTTTATGGATTTCAAAAAGCGAAGATCCTTAGTTATGATGGGGATAGTCGAACAGCTAAAATTCATATACCTGGACTAACGGATGGTTCAGCGGAAGGCTTAACAGCAACATTTGCTTATCCCGTGGGTGATAGTGATAAAGATACAGAACGAGAAATTCTGGAAAATGAAGATGTTTATATTTTCTTTGAAAATAATGAACAATCTCGTCCCGTTATTGCATTTTACAGTAGCCATGGTACAGGTGCGGTAGTTGATACACGGCGAATCCGTCAAGAAAATATTGAGCTATTGGCCCGATCAACAGTAAAAGTTGAAGCACCTGAATTTAGAGTTAAAGCTAAGTTCATTCTAGAAGGTGATTTTGAGCACAAAGGCAATCAAAAAACTATAGGTACAATTTCAGCGACAGAAGATGTTGTAGCTGCTGGCGTTTCAGGTAAGTCGCATCCTCATAGCGGTGTAAGAACCGGCACAGATGAAAGTGGTCCGCCAGTACCTTCTGGAACTTGATTCTTTTTTACAATCGGGGGCAAGCCAAAATTGAGTTAATTTTTATGGTTTGACTTAGTTATGGCTGCTTCAGATATTTTAAATCTTTTGTTGGGACAATCTGCAAATAGTACGGTCCCTACAGAAGTTGTAAATGCGAACCAAGAAGCAATGGCGCAGATGTATGATGCAGTTGCGCCATTCTCGCTAGGTACAAGTACAACAACAGAAAATAGAAAACGTACTAGAAAAGAAATCCTCACCAAATGGGAACAAATGTTGAAATTTGCCCCTATTGCAGAGGGTATAGGCATTCATGTAATGGCTGCTTTAGGTGGTGATACGCATAGCGGGCAACAAATTTTTATTACTCCAGCTGAGCGATTACGTGGTGAATTAAGTGTCACTGAAAAAGAACAATTACAAAAACTAGAAGCACGAATTAAGCCAATTGAATCCATTGTAAATAAGTACATCACAAAGCTTTGCTCTGAAGGTATTTCCTTTGGGGATTCTTATGCCCGTGTTTATGGTAAAAAGGGAAAGGGTGTTACTGATCTTTTAAGTAATGAATATACCTATCCACCCAATATTCAGGCATATGAACAAGGCAGCAAAACAGTTGCTTATTTCGCCCTGAATCCAAAAAACTGGTCGAAGGTCATCACAAAGCTGAATGCGCGCCAAATGGTGCGTATGAAGTTGCCTAGAATTCAAAACGTACCCCAATACGATCCCGTTGAAGCTGGCTTAATCTCACAGCTTCTCGAAGGTGATGATCCAGAAGAATTACCAATCTTTCCAGCACAAGTTGGTGGTTCATTCCTATATGCAATTGAAAAAACTTATGACGATGTAATCCTTGCATTAACAACAATGAACAGCCAGCAAGTCGCTGATGCCGTTAATCAAATGTTCTTGACGCTGAATATGGCTGGAATGCCACCAGCGCAGCGTGAGGCTTACATCCGTGGTCTAGAGGGGATGCTCAAAGATCATGAGAAGTTTGTTAAGGGTGCTATGGAGGGTGGCGAAGGAATCTGGAATACGAAATATCATGTTTTACCAACATGGGACGAAAAACAGATTTTAAATCCGGTTGGCGATATTAAAGGCCAGCGTACCGCGCCTGTGAATATCGAAACTTTCATGATTAACGTTCGATTATTGATGGGGGGCATCGGCCTTGATCCATCAATGGTTGGGTGGGCTGACATGTTATCAGGTGGTATTGGAGATGGGGCAGCATTCCATACTTCGAGTCAGATTATGCGCCGCTCAATGTATATTCGACAATCAGCGGTTCAATTAGTCAACAATATCATGCATATCGATTGGGGGTTCTGTTATAACGAGCAATTTGATGCAGGTGAACTTGATTTTCCGTGGCAAGTAGAATTCTCAAGTACTCAATCTGCTGCTGTGACAGAAGAAAATACAAATAAACAAACTCAGATGAATACTTCACTGCTTAAGATTCAAGTCATTAATTCACTTAAAGAATCATATTTAAGCGAAGAAACCATGCAGTATATTTTAGAAAAAGATGCAGGCTTTAATTATGATGATGCATGTCGTGTAGCTGCGGATATTGCTAAGTCAAGACCTGAACCAGGTGGAGAAGAATAATGACTTTACGCTTAAACATTTCTAAATTTCGTAATGTGAGCGGCGTTTGGTCTGGTATGCCTATTGCAGAAGCCAAAATCTATTATGACCGCATTTATAGCTTGGGAAATCTATCAGCATTACATTATGGTGTCTGGTTAGAGCCATATGATGAAAATGGAAAAATCGCTCAAGAAACTATTGAATTATTTAATACTTATGACTTAACGCACCAAGAAGCAGGTGATTTTAATGCTTTTGAAAATGGTCAACAGGGGTTCGAAGCTAGCACCATAATTGAGAGTATTCCGTTAATGGACAATTCTCGCTTGCCATGGCTGTGTCAGAGTATTGATTTGTCCGTGTTAGATGCCCAGACGGATAGTGCAAACGTTGGGGCATTTCAATTGAACTACATCACAGGGAATGCTTCTGGTGAAATCTCTATTCCTTTTATTGAGACTAGAAATGCATCAATCTTAAATAGTGCTTTAGCAATTAAAGGGATTATGTTTCCAGATGGGGAAAATGGGGGGACGCAGGCTTTACCAGCTGATTATCTTATGAAGATGACAATCTATATTTATGATCGGCATAGTTTTTCATCCAGAGTTTTTGAAGTACAACATTTGGTAGCTTTACAGGCGGGAAGTATTCCACTTGATGCGACTAACAGGAATGGTGTCGGGGTGGTTACTCTTAATTTTATAAAGATGTTCCCGATGCTGAAATGAATGGAACTATATGGATCTTATCTAAATTTTTACTGTAAAAATTGCCTTAATCACAAGAAATATTGAGGCATTTTTCAATGCGTAATATCGACATTTTTAAACCACTCTATGGACCTCATACAAGCCGGACTATTAACGGTTTTGATTCAGCAGTGAATAGTGGCCCTTGTTCAATTGGCTTGATCAATGGTCAATTTCGTCAGTTGAATGCAATTGTCACAGAATCTGCCACAGATGAGGACAAATGGCGCATTGTTAACCTATCTGGATCAATCAACAATGTTGCAGCATTTGACTCAATTGCTGTGCTTGGCGCGGTGAGTAATGACCATGCCAGTGCTTTAGCACAAATGCAATTTGGACGCATGTTTGATGCAATAGAAGAAGATGTTATTGAGTCAAATACACAAGGTTTAATCCGCCATTTGTCTACAGCTCATTTTCATAAACATAAAAAATTAATTCAACGACCACATTTAGCCGCGTTGCAGGATATCCCATGCGCGGTAATACCAGATTGGGATGGTATCGAACTCAAAACTCATGAAGGCCAAACTGCCAACTTGTTATTAGATATGCAACTCCATGATGATAATGGTGGTCTTCTAACAAGCTTTGACGGCTTACCTCAATTACTCGAGTCTATTGGTGCCGAATATGCCGATTTTGATTCGATTATTGTCGAGTATCAATACTTAGATAAATTGATGAACATGCTTCACAAGGCTATGCAGACCGCATCAAAAGGCGGTGTGAAGGTTACAAAGGTTGAGCAGAGTGAAAAACCATTCAGACATAAAAAAGTACTGAATGTGGCTGTTTCATACGACTTTGAAGATGGTCAGACAATTACGATCTTATTTCATAATCCAGATCGTGATGCTAAGCGCATTGGGCCACAAGATACCCTATTATCTTGGAAAATTTTAATGAATAACCGTGATGTGACCGGCGTTATTCAACCTAATCAAGGTGAAGGTATTGCATTGCCGGTATTGGCAGGTCGTATCGTGAAATTGGTAAATCAAAATAGTGCGCGTTTTAAACGGACTCAAACTAAGAAAGCGGAAAATGCTAAGACATTGGCAGATACAGAGCAGCGTATTCTTGATAAACAAAACCAGAAAACGGCTTTGGCCGCTGAAATTGAAGGCTTATTGAGTAAGATTGATTCACTTAAAAACCAAAGCACCCAAGAAACGAATGATGCCAACGTGGAAGATACTGCTGCTCAAGCAACACAGATGGCAAATCTTAAATCAGTGACCAAAGCCGAAGGCAAAGGTGTCTATGATGCATTAAGCATTCGACATAGATGGCTTACGGGTGGTACCACTGAAGAATTCTTCAACCAGAACTATCCTGAAGGTATCAGTGAGGCTTTAGTTGATGCCAAAGCATTACTTGAGCGGCCATTTAGTAAAGTTGCTACAGCCAATGGACTGAAAGAATCCATTGAGCGGATGATCCAAACAGTAGAGCAAACAATTGCCCGTTGGCAGAAAGGTCTAGAAGAAAATACCGTTAAAACAAAAGTCTATCCTCCTATTGAGGATCATGGTAATGGTTTCTATAAAGCCTTCAAGAACGATAAGAAAATTGATGATTGGACTGCTCATATCAACCCGAATGGTGAATGGGAAGTATCAGCAAACAATGCTCAATCTCGGGCTTGGAATAGAGGCTATGGAATGCCACGTTTCTTTAAAACTCTGGACGAAATGATTGCAAAGTACCCAGCCTTTGGAGCATTACCAGCATTGTTAAAAGCAAAAGAAATCGAGCCAGAAAATGGTGCAAATAATGATGATGCTGACTATTTGAGTAAAGTCATCAAGGGTGAAGTGGACTTTTCTAATGCACCGGAAGTTGAGGCCCATCTGGAAGAAATCGGGAACCGGTTAGCTCCAGAGATTAATGATTTATTTGAGCAAGCTGTCAGTGCCTACTCTGTATATCAAGTTAATCAAGCTGCAACTGTAAACTAAGGAATTGCTTAAAATGAATGCATTAGAAAAATTGAAGCTCACAAAAGAGTTGCGTGGCCTGATTGAGTCAATTCCCGAAAAAAAGGGAATGGAGAAACTTCAAAGCACCAAGCGATTACGTGAACTGATCGAGTTGCTTGGTGGAAAATCCAATGACGCTGTGAATAAGTTGTTTCAGTCTATCATTGACGGTGATGTCAAAGTTTCTGTTGAGCTACTACAAAATGTTCGTAGTGAAGCCGAGAAAAACTTAGATGATCCACTATTACTTGAAGCAGTAAATGTTTTGATATCTCAAGTTAATGAGATAGTTGGAACTGAACAAGCCTAGACAAGCAAATAGCTTTCAAAATAGTCCTTAAATGGGCTATTTTTTTTGAGTTTTATAAATGAACAAGATCGATAATATTTCTAATGATTCTGATGCATTAACCGCAATTGATGCAATGATTTCAAAATTGGGCAAACAAGTTATTACTGAATGGGATGGTGAAAAGGCCAGTAAAACGTACCAAGAATATCTATCAAATTTAGATCAATATGACGGCAAACTTTTAAGTGCATCGAAGGCTTATTTCAATGATCACCTCAATGGGAAGGTCGTTCAAACTAAAATAGGTTTGGTCCGTATTAATTCAAGATCCCGAGGAAAAGTGCATGACCGTATGCGGGATGTGAAATATCTTGCAATTCCATATATTCCTGATGTTTTAATGACGGGTGAAGTTGGTGATTTAGTACCTTTGAACAAAGATCGTGAAGATAGCGCCGTTGGTTATTATCATTTTACTAAGGGCATAAATCTTAAAGATTTCACCTTAAACATAACTTTGAAAGTCGCTTTAGATGCTGATGGCAATTTATTGTATTTCTTAGGGGCTGCAAAAGAAAAAGCCAACTTACGGTCTATCTCTCATGCTCAAGGCACCACAGACTCTAAAGCTGGCTTTGATTCTATTGAATCATACGAAGATGATGAAATCAATATAATCGTACAAGTTTTAGACAAAGAAGGTAATGCACTAACCGAAGAAGAAGCTGAAGCATTACTTTGGGGGGATAACCAAAAGGTTGGACCTAAGATCGTTAAAGGAAGAACCAACAATGTGAAAACGGCGAAGGGAACCAAGGTTTCTACCATTTTTGCAGTCGTCGAGTCTGACCAGGTGATAGTTTCACATACTGCCAGTGGAAGCGAAAACCCGAATTATCCGCAAGAACTACAACCGCGGGACCGCAGCCGTGATGCATCACAGGCGTGGGTTCAGAAAACTTCAAATACACTAGATCCTGAAAGTTTGGGCCGTTCTGGTCGAGCTGATACTGGAGCACCCATTATTGGGGATGATTTAGTGGTTGAATCTGGAAATGGCCGCACCATGGCAATACAGCTTGCTTATGAGCGTGGAAGTGCCGACGAATATAAGCAATGGTTGATTGATGAGGCAGAGTATTTTGGATTTAGTTTTGAGCAACTAGAAAGCTTTAAACAACCTATTCTGGTCCGTATAAGAACATCGGAAGTTGATCGTGCACAATTCACTGTAGAGGCGAATCAAGATGACAAATTATCTTTTACTGCAACTGAAAGGGCAAAATCAGACGCCAAACGATTAGATGAGAATTTAATATCTCTTTTTGCGCCTGGTGACGATGGTGATCTTTTAACGGTCGGTAATCAAAAGTTTGTTCAATCCTTTCTTAAATCCATCGGCGAAACGGAAGCGGCTCAATATATCAGTACCGATGGAAAACCTACACAGGCCCTTGTAACGCGCATTAAAGCAGCAATATTTAGCAAGGCTTATAATGATGACCGCTTACTTGAAATGATGGCAGATCAATCAAAGCCGGATCTGCAAAACATGCTTAATGCGCTTAGTGTTGCGGCACCAAAATTTATTGAGGCACAAGCTGCCAGCCGTGGAAATGTCCAAGAAGTATCAAGTGCGATTGTTGATAGTATTGAACAGTCCCTTGATAAGCGTGTTGCAAATGCCATTATCGATGCTGCAAATACAATCATGGCCGCTAAGAGCAATGACCAGGATATTGTGGAGTTTGTAAAACAGCAGGGACTGTTTGGGGATTTGGGCGAAGGTGTTGCAGAACTTGCAGTCTTTCTCGCTAAAAATAGCCGAAGTGCAAAGAAAATGAGCTTACTATTTAAGGCCATGGCTCAATTTGCAGAAAAAAAGGCAATCGATGGGCAAAACATGGGGCTATTTGGAGAACCTGAACCTGTAAGCATTAAAGATGCGATTAATTATGCCGTCACCATCATTGAAGAAAACTATGGTGAAAACACCAATTTAAGTATGTTTGATTCAATTTGGAATGATCAGGGTTGGTTTGATCATCTCTTTGAGGGAAAGAACCTTTTTACTGAATATGATTACAAGGCCCATGAAGCAGCGACTTCACCGCTGAATGAATTAGAGTTGCCATCTAATGAACAAAAACTTTCGGGGGAATATCAGAAAGGGCATTTATCAATTGGGGATTTACAAATCGCTATTGAGAATCCAGCGGGTTCAATTCGATCTGGAGTTGATCCTGAAGGCAATGCTTGGGAAATCAAACTAAATCATCATTATGGCTATATCGAAAATACTACTGGTGCCGATGGTGATGAGATTGATGTGTTTGTTAAAAATCATCTGAGCCATGTACCAGAGTTCGCTTATATCATCAGCCAATTAAATTTGGATGGTACTTTTGATGAACAGAAAGTGGTTATAGGGGCAGAAACAGAAGATGAAGCCAAGACAATCTATATGTCCAATTACTCTGAGGGCTGGCAGGGTTTCGGCTCAATCAAAAAGATTTCTATGAATGATTTACTCACTAAGATTCAACATACATGGTCTGAGTTTGATTCATGGGTAATGGATGGAAATTATGAGCACATTCCAGTCGATAAAATCAGTATTGAAAATGCCCCTAAAATTCATGAAAGCAAAATTAGCAAAGAGGACCCTATTGTCGTAATAGAAAAGCATGGGAAATACTTTCTTATTGCTGGAATTGATCGTCTTGCATTTGCTAAAAGTCGAAGCGAAAAATTCATTCCAGCAATCATTTTTGATGATAAAGATGTAAAAACTTCTATCATTCAAAAGGCAATAAGACAGGCAGGCTCAACCGTGGACCCCGTAGCATTGGCGGCACTTATTGTCGATGAGTTGGATAAAAGCCTGATGAAGGGGTTTGATGATATTTCAGTTAATTTTATAGATGTGCTTTATAAGTCACCTGCATAGTATTAATTGATTTATACCTTTAAACTTGGTTTTAAAGGTATAAATCAATATTATTTATAATTGATTTTTAATAACTTAATCAATATTCTGTTTAGATTTTACACTACTAAAGTTTTTCCAATGAAAACCACGCCAGTAAGCTCTATTTGTGCTGATTGTATTGAACACCATGATGAATGGTTATATGAGTATATAAATATTAAACAGAAAAAATACCAATGTTCTTTATGTGAAGAAAAATCAAAGTTAGGCATTGATGCTCAAGACCTTGCTAAGTTACTTCGGGATTGTTTAGAAAAAAATTATGAATCAGTAAATGGAGAAAACAGTTACGATATCTTTTCCGAGCAAGAGGTTTTTATACAACCTGGAGAAAATTTAGAATGCATAATCAATAGAATAATGGGTTTTGACCTGCCGTTTAGTAAAGAAATTTCAGAAATTTTATGCAAAGAAGATTCAGAAATTGATACACGTGATGGTAGTACTCCATTTTTTGAAGAATATAGTTATTACATAAAACGTGATATAGATTGCAATGAACTGGACTATAGATGGGAACTGTTAAAAACAGAATTAAAAAGCGAAAGAAGGTTTTTTAGTGAAAGTGCAAGGTTACTTTTTAATGATTTGTTTTCAGATTTGGATGACCTTCTAGCAACAAATTACATTGATGACGCTCCTCGTTTTCAGAATCTAAGAGTTGAGAAGGTTATAACTGAATTAGACTGTAATTCACTAATATATAGAGCACGAAGAGCTGATTCTTTAGATGGCTGTGAGAAGTTTATAAGTGATTCAATTAGAGAGTTATCTCCACCTCCAACTGAGTTTGCTTTACAAGGGCGGATGAATCCTAAAGGAGTATCCATTTTTTATGGTGCATTTGAAGTTGAAACATGTATTGCTGAAGTACGCTCATCGATTGGAAGTAGCATAGCTATGGGGGAGTTTAAACCCAGTAAAACATTAAAAATACTCAATTTTATAAATTTAGAACGATCTTATCAACTTCTTAGCTATCTTCACCCTAATTATAGAGAGTTGGCTTCAAGACAGATGTTTTTGCACAAACTACATAAGCAAATCAGTACACCAATTTTACCTGGTCATGAGGATGAATATCTAATTACACAGGTTTTAGCAGAATATCTAGCTTATGTTAGCACTTATTCTTTTGATGGGATTATATTTGGATCAACACAATGTAAAGGCGGTACCAATATCGTTATTTTTCCAAAAAAAGAACGTGAAAATTCTGTACCCGTAGACTTCTACGATGAGAAAGATCATGTCAAGAATAACAAGTATTTAACTCGTTTTGGATTAACATTCGTAGATGGCAGTGTGAAAATTTATAACATTGATGCAGTTCAATATAGCTACACTGAAAACGAGTATAAAAATGTGAATGATAAAATCCACTTTATAGATAGTTCAGATGAAAACTTTCCAGCAGAATTTATCTTATAAATTGACTGGAACGTTATAAAAAACATACACTTTTTAACCCTTAACATGGCTTTAAGAAAAATCCTATGTTGAGGGTTGTATGTCCATATTTGAAAATAACTTTTCTTTAAAACCTGAAAATGTTCTTAGCTCTCTCGATAAATTAATTGATGCTCTAAAAAGCATTAATGAAATTACTCAATACTTCAAAACTATCTTATCTGGTGAAATTGCGGTTGATCGTGATGAAGTCGTGAAAATCATAAACTATGCTGAACTCGATCCAGATAATGAGCTTCTAAAACAAGTCGCTGACTTTTTGCTTAATGATTCAATTCAGAAGCTTGATCTCAATTTGCGCGATTTTATTGTTCAAGAAACACCAATAGGCGTTTTGGAAAAAATTAGAGCGGCACAAGTTTATTATCTTTGTGAAGAAGAATTATTTGAATATATAACTAAAAAGGGCAAACCCTTACTTGTATTAGCACTTCAAAATGTACCTATCAAAACAGCAAAAGAGCATGATCCTTATGCCTTTATCTATAATGGTCATGTCCTAGTACGTGCAAAACATCTTCCTGATTTACCAGATACGTTATTAACCGATTCCCAAATATTAGTAAAAGAGGCTTTGTCGAATGTTACAGATACCGATTCAGATTTGGCACAACTTAGCGAACTACGTCGCGGATCAGGAAGATCAACAATTCCTAAGTCTCAACCAGATGGAAATGGAGCAGAGATTGGAGGGACAGGCTCAACTTCTAATGAAGCAGGGCTATTCCGAAACAGTGATATTGGCCTATCAGAAAGCAATGATGCAAGTCTATTTGGCGCAAGAAATAGAGGAGATGAATCTGGAAGCGGGAGAGGTGCAGCCAGTTCTACAGGGGATGACAGCAGCGGAAGCGGTTCAGATACTATCCAAAGATCATCTATTAGAACAAAGCGAGATAGATCAATTGTACATTCTGCTAAGTCAGCTAGAGCTGAATTAGATGCAAAGGCACAATTACAAGCTTCAGCTGAGGGAACAGCAACAGAATGGTGTGATACTCAAAATATTAGTGAGTCTCTACCATATCTATTGCCAGAACAATGTGATGATGTCTTTATAGCTGAAAAGCGTTTAATACAAGATGATGCCAATGGCGTGTTATTTACAAACGGCACAGGGACAGGCAAAACTTTTACAGGGCTTGGGGTTGTTAAGCGTTTTTTGAATGCTGGCTTAAAAAATATCTTAATTATCACATTAAGCGATAAAATTGCTCGTGACTTTATCAAGTCTGGTACACCATTAAATATTAACATTCATCAATTGAGTGATACTCAAGATAACGGCGGCGACTCTAATGTAGTTGTCACAACATACGCAAATTTTGGTCAAAACAAATCTCTAGGCAAGAAGGATTGGGACCTAATTGTTGTTGATGAGGCCCATACTTTAATGCAAAGTGCGGATGGGCAAACGACTTCAGCTTTAGATAATTTACGTGGATTATCAGGACATCATGCGGGTTTCTATGCATGGGCAAAAATGCGGTTTTCGGAACAAGATCCTTATGTCCTTCCTAAAGAAGAACGTACTGAGGAAATGGTCCGTGAGTGGAATGAATTACTCCATGATCACAAAGTTGAGTGGGAAAAGAATTGGACCAATCAAACAGGCAAGCGAGCTAAAGTTGTATTTTTATCTGCAACTCCATTTGCTTATATTAAAACGATAGATTGGGCAGAAGGATATCTTTTTAACTTCAAACCGCCACAAGCACAGTTTAATAATGATTCCTATGGGGGCTATAACTCGGGTGATTCACGCGAGAAATTCTATATGGCTAACTTTGGCTATAGAATGCGTTACAACAAGCTTACACGTCCTGTAGGCGGCGTCGATGAGGGCGTTTTCGAACGGCAGTTCGCTGAAAGCTTAAAATCCTCTGGCGCTATGGCTGGGCGTGAGCTTCAGCTTAAGTTTGACTATGATCGAAAATTTGTCCTTATTAAGTCTAATGTTGGGCAGAAAATTGATGACGGTTTAGATTATCTTTGGGACACAAAAGATGAGAAGGGAAATCATAAATATTCCGATCTAAGCAGCTTGGTCAATAAACGGTTTGATTATCTATCCCGTCGTCGTTTGCTCGAAGCGATTAAAGCAGAAGAAGGCTTACCATACTTCAAAAAGAACCTAGCTTTAGGTCGAAAAGTTATTATTTTCCATGATTATAACGATGGTGGTGGCTTTAAGCCTTTTGCTTTCACCGATGAACAATTTAGAGCAAAAAAAGATGGCGAATACAACGCCGTGGCAGCTGCTCAATATCAAGTGTTAGTTCAAGAGCGACCTGATCTAATCCGTTTGAACTGCAATTATAATTCGCCGCTGGTAACTTTACGACGTGCCTTCCCCAATGCATTGTTATTCAATGGACGTATATCAAAGAAAGACCGTCAAAAAAATGTAGACCTGTTTAACCAAGATAACAGTGGATATGACATGTTAATCGTGCAGTCGGATGCTGGTTCTACAGGTATTTCATTGCATGATACGACGGGTACTCACCAACGCGTAAACATTAATATTGGTCAACCTATTAAGCCTGCCAAGCTGCGACAAACGGAAGGGCGTATTTATCGAGTTGGGCAAGCTTCTAATGCGATTCAACGATATTTCACTACAGGTACAAACTGGGAACGTATGGCTTTTGCTGAGACAATTGCGGGGCGTGCGGAAACTGTTGATAACCTGGCAAAAGGTGAAGATGCTTTGGTTAGTATTAAACAGGCATTGATCCAAGCGTATGAAGAAGCTGATTACCATGAGCCTTCATTATTAGATGGAATTGGCGGTAAGGCTTATGATGAAGAAAATGCTCGTATTGCTAGACTATCACCATTCGATAAGGCAATGACGTATTACCATGCCAAAGGTAAGCGCACTGAAAGCCGCCAAAACAGAGAAGGTAAAGAGTGGTATGCAACGCCAGAGCCATTAGGCTATAAAATGCTTGAATGGGCTGGTGTGCATAAAGGTGATGATGTTCTTGAACCGAGTGCTGGTGACGGGGCAATTGGGCGATTTGCGCCAAATGATGTCAATTTAACGATGATCGAACCTACTGAGTCATTAGCTAGTCGAGCTAAGATGGCAAATACCGGTGCCAATGTAATTATTGGTGGGTTTGAGGTCCATGGTACCAACAATAAGTATCATGCCATTGTAATGAATCCACCTTTTGGAAATGCTGGTGCGTTAGCAATACAACATGTTCAAAAAGCTTTCCAGCATCTCTATGATGGTGGTCGGATCGTTGCCATTATTCCGCGTGGTGCCATGGATGAGAAGTTTTCGACCTGGTTAGGAAATGAAAAAGAAGCCTATTTGTTTGGTGAAGCATCATTGCCATTAAGTACATTTAGGAATGCTGGTACCGGCGTTAACACGCGAATCGTGATAATTGAAAAGCATAGTAGTCCAGAAGATGCACCAGCATATCCGAAGAACTTCAATTTTTCCCATGCTGAAAGTCCCGAGCAACTTTTTGAGTTGATCCGTGACGCCGAAGTAAGACCGCGTAAGTTACGCATCGATGAGCAATTAGATCGTTATGGTTTATATGTTCGGGCAGAACGAAGTAATTTTGTATTCAATGGTGATGGCCTGAATGTCGACTTTATCAAAAAGATTCTGACAAGTTATTGGTTTGCAGAGGTAAACCAATATGGTGAAGTGGTTATGCCCTACAACAAGTCAGCTGAGATAATTAAAAAGATCAAAGAATTTGAATCTTCAAATGAAGCTGCTTAATTGGAACCTATATAAATCTTAATGTGAAAGTTCAATGAAAATAGCTCTATCAATATAGGGCTATTTTCATTACATGGCAGACTTATCACGAGCTCAAGCAGCCAATGCTCCAGAGACTACACAGCCAGAGGACTACAGTTCTGATCCTTTTTATGGCTATGTTTCTAAGCATAAGTTTGCAGAGTTTAACCTTTGCACGATTACGCGGGACGAAAACACAAATGAGCCTGTAGTTGCAATGGATGCGACTAAGCCAACTATTAGAGCTTTTCTAACAGATGGTGATAGTACCTTCGAGAGCCAATGGCAAACGCCCTTTGAGAATTCAAATCCTGAGTTAAAAATGCCTATGTTAATGGCTGGCCTACAAACAGGGCAGACTGTTGCTTCAATTGGTGCTGTTGGTGGCGCTGTATTTGGTGAGTTTGCAAACGGATTAGGCAAGGCGATTCAACCCATTGCAGATTTTGCTAAACAAGTTGAAGGCAAAACCAACCTAAATAAGGTGAATACAACTCAAGTGTTTTTATCCACCGCCTCAGTACACCTTAATTTAAGTATTTTCTTTATTGCCCTTAAAGATGCACGAAAAGAAGTTGAAGAAAAAATTATGCATCTTCAGTCATGGTCATTACCGCAACGTTTATCGCAGGGCACGGTTTTGACTGATATGGCAAATCAAGGGGTGGAAGGACTTTTCTCGGGGATTATCCCGCCGTATTTATCACTTACAACGCACGGTAAAACATTTCTGCCATTTATCTTGCAAAGTGTTACAGCTCCGATTGTCGCTCCAATTGATCAAGACGGGAATCGGTTAAGCCTGACAGTAAATCTAAGCCTTATTAGCCGTACCGCTTGGGATGCCCAAGATGTTCGTAATTTATATACAGTAAATTAAGAGGATCATTATGTTAGTTTTTGACCCTATCCCCATTGGTGAAAATGCCTATCAGTTAAGTGAACTTATATTTAACGATGCTTTAAAAGTGTCAGCGATTGACTCTAGGTTAAATGAAAAACGTATTTCATCATTTCTAGGATATTCATTAGGCAATATGGCTTTGCCCCTGACGATGACAGTTCAAGAACGCTATTATTTGATGCTGAAGTATGTCCAGAAACAAACTAATACTCTATTTTCCAGCGAAGTAAACTTTGAAGATTGTTTTAAAACCGAAACAGTTTGGAATGAAGAAATTTCAGAGCTAGGAGTAACTGTCCGCCAGCTAAATGGGGCAGAGGCGGAATATCTGGAGTCAAAATGCGTTAATGCGGCGGAATGGATCGCTTGTTTACTTGCATTTCAAATTAAATATGAAAATCACGAGCATCTGGGCCTTTATCCTGATCGTTCCTTACCAATGAATGAATATATTGCCCAATTTTCAAAACGCCTGAATTATTTAAAGTCCCTCCCTCAAAGTGATTTCAATCTGATTTATCAGGACTACATTACTTTGAATAGCAAGCTTTTTACTCATGTTGAATTAAATGTGAACAACGATGGATTCGTAGTTCAAAGAGGTGCAGATGACGCGCCTCTACGATTTCGTCCCTCTACCTGTTTTATCGGAATCATCAAAGAGTTGGACAAGTCATTTACTTAGCACAGCTCAGAATCTCGCGGGCCATTGCAATATGTCCCTATTTGAGGCCCTTCAATTGCCTATCAGTTTTGAGGCTGATTATTACTTGTCTGATGCTTGGGAAGACAGAAAGAAGGAAATTGAACAAGATGTGCAAAAGTACAACACCTTTTTAAAACTGGGGAACGAGTTAATTAAAGGCTTAAATAATCTAGGTGGTAAACGATGAACACGACAAAAATACTTGGTGAAGCGATTGGCATCCAAAGCCAAGGCACCATAGATAAGACTGAGACACAAACAAATGTCGGACTGACCAGCGCCGTGATAGTGGGGCAGTTTATGCGTGGCCGCCTAGATCAGCTTATGGTGATCCATCAAGGTAATATCCGTGGTCAACTCGGGTATGACCCGCAGAACCCTTTTTACAATGCTGTACAAGATTGTTTAGATACAGGCGTGCCGAGTGTCAAAGTATTACGCGTTGGTGAAGTTAATCAAAGTATCCCAATTAGTTGTACAGGTGCACTAAATATCACAGATTGGATTGATATTAATGGCGATTGGGGTTTAGAGATTGAAGGAATACATATTAGTGGGCCAATCCCACTTCTAGAAATTGTAGATTTACTCAGAGCCAACAATTTTGAAGTAACAGTAGAAGAAGAATCTTTCGTACCCACTCCAATAATTGCGCTAAATGTCGATAACAATACAGCATATCGTGTAAGTATGAATGGCAATCCATTACTTAACCCTGCTACAGATATTAGTTCATTTAAAAACTTAGGAAAGTATCCAAATTTCACTGTTGATGGCACTACATCTTTTGATTTGTATATGGCGGTAGTAACGGCTTCTGGTGGTAAGGTAACAACTATAGGTTATCAAGATAGTCAAGCGCCACCAGACCATCCACTATATACAGAAGAACCAATTTTGGTTGTAGTTACTGAAGATTCAGAGGGTTTTAGTTTTGAATTTGAGGCCATTTCTGGAAATACTGATATCACTCAAAATGCTGTATATGAGCAAAAGCTCATTTCAGAGTCAACCTTTCCCGACGAGCCGCTAAATGGGACAATTCGCAGGGCTAATAATGTTGTTAGTTGCACTGTAAAAGCACCAGCACTGGCTAACAATCCTTATTATGCACAACTCACTTTAGAGCGAAATACAAATTACAATGTTGCTCCTAGTGCATACATAATTAAAGACTTCAATACGGGGCAAGAATTTACGCCTACACAGATTATACAAGCGAGTCCAGAAGCAGCATTATATGGTTTTGAAATTGGAGTGAAAGTATCTGAATTAGCAATAACTCAGACTCTATATTCGCTTACGAACCACACTGATCAATCGAAATTGATGGGTATCAAGGTTGATCCGCAGAATCAAGATTACCTAATTAATGGTTTAAGTGATCAATTAACCTATGATCCCTCTGATAACTTCTGGAAGGGACATATTCAGCCTTTTCCTTTAGATGAATTAAATCTTGAAGTCATAGGAGCTAGATTAACTGGCAATGTGACTGTATTTGGACGTGCTTACGCCCCCCGAGAGAAATTTCCTTTCAAAGCCATGCAGTTAACTATGCGTTATTTAAATGGGGCGGGGCAGCAAGACTATTCTACTGCATATATGGATGGCGCTAACAATGAGCAATACATTAGTTCTGAGACTGGAATATACCAAGTTGAAGCAAATTATCGCGGGGTGGAACAAAACCCATTCGATGTTGCACTTCACTGGGGACCACTCTCTCCGAGAACCAAAGTTTTCAATAAAACAATTGCTTACACCTTAGATGATTGGACAATTAAAACTATTGTCAACGGTTATACACAGTATCCTGAAATTATGGCGACTATTCCAGACTTACCAGAATTTTTCGCTTCGCTCTACACCCATATCGGATGGGATTACCAGTCAGATACATCGGTTGATTATCATGTCAGTGATAAAGTTCAAAGCTTAGGAAATTCGGCATTTGCGAATGTTCCACAATGTACATCAGTCACCTTCTTTAACAACACGCCAATCGAGATTGGAAGCAATGTTTTTGATAACGCGACCAATTATCCAATCTATGTTCCAGCGGTATCGGTAGACAATTATAAATCTGCGCCAGGTTGGTCTTCCTATGCTTCAAGAATCTTTGCAATAGTGGAATAGGAGAGATTAAATGCCTAAGATCAAAATCAAAAATCTCGATACAGAAATCAACCGCCGTATCAAACTGATCAAGACACCAACATCTATTATAGAACTTGGTGATCAAAGTGGTGCCTTGGTTGAATCTGATGATTATGTCGGTATCTGCTTATCACCAATCGAATCCCCAGCGATTAGCTGTGATGGGGCGGGAAATAGTGTGTGGTTTTACATGTTTCAACCTATTGGAAACACTGATAGTGACTCTGTTGAAATTTATATTGATGATGTTATCTGGCTTGAGAACACACTTGCACCGGCTTGGCTAGGATTTGGAGAGAATACTCCTCCAGTTATACCGCCAGATGGATTTCAACTGGTCGGAGCAGTGCAGTACCTAAACAATGATAGTCTCAATCATAAAATTCGTACAAAAGTTAAGGATGGACTATCTGCTAAAATTCTTATGAAAAGTGACTTCACGTATGCAACCATTGTTCAGGATAAAGAATATGGGGTCTGTTTGTCACCACAAGAGGCTAGCTTTACCTGCACACCTGAAAGTACAAGTGAACATGTGCAGTTCTCGAAAGTTAGATCAAGTTTTCCTTTAGCTACTTTTGTAAATGTGCCATTTAACGTTTATGAAAATGGTATTCAGATTGGTAGCAACTTGACCTTGAACAGTCTTAACGACATGGGACCAGTAGGCTTAACTTGTGTGTTTGGAAACATGGAACAGACTTTGATGACTGTTTACAACAATAGTCCTACCGTTCGCAGCGTAAGGCTTCAACCTGTAGAAAATTTTGTTGCTGATGTTGATGTTACTCAAGGAAACGGCATGGTTGACGAGGATTCTTTATGGTTATGCCTAGCCCCTGCACAAGTTTAAGCATCACGGAAATTTGATTGAAATCAAAGCCACCTTTCGAGGTGGTTTTTTTATTGGAACCATATCAAAGAGTAGTTTTACCAATAAATCAAAATAACTCTAAATAAAACATTGGTGAAATTGAAATGGCTGAGCCAGTTAGTAGTGGGGTGGGCGTTGCTGCATTAGTTAAGTTATATGGCCTTTTGATCATTTTATCCTTAGCAGCTTCGTTGGCGTATTTGATTGTAGTAATGACTCGGATGCCCAGAACACGCAAAGAATGGGTTGTCTCACTAGTTACTACATTAGTGGGAAGTATAGCGGGCGGTTCGTTAGTTGTTCAAAAGTTTGGACTACATGAATGGGCATTAAATTGGTTTGGTATGTGCGCGCTGGGCGGGATCATATTCTGTTGTGGTCTACCATTCTGGGCAATTGTTCGATGGACTTTCAATTACATAGAAAAGAAAGAAGGTTCAGACATTTTTGAAGTAGCTAATGACGTGCGTAATTCTGTGCAGGGGAAAGACAATGCTAATGACTGAAGCTGGTTTTAAAGTGCTTCGGGATAAGTTCGGTAAGCTTTCCCAAAGCCAAGTTGATGGTATTAATCATATAGTATCAGCAATGCACAATGATAAAGGTATTTCATACGCCCAAGCAGCATATGTTTTAGCTACTACCTGGCATGAAACTGCAAAAACTATGCAGCCCGTGATTGAATATGGGTCTGAAAAATATTTGAAGTCTAAAAGGTATTGGCCCTATATAGGCTATGGTTATGTTCAATTAACATGGCTAGCAAACTATAAAAGAATGGGCGATCTGTTAAAGATCAATCTAGTCGATGATCCAAAATTAGCGCTACAGCCTGATATTGCCGTAAATATTATGATCGCTGGTATGAAAAATGGGTTGTTTACTGGTATGAAATTAAGTGACTACATTCATCAAAGCAAAAAAGATTATGTAAATGCGCGCCGTATCATTAACGGTACCGATAAAGCTAAACTTGTCGCTGAATATGCAGAAACATTTGAGTATGCTTTGAGGCGTCCCTGACGTTCTTGTCTTTAACTGTAAACGCACGCTTCTTTCACTTCTAGTAAGCTCTTTAATTTTGTGCTTATTAAGTGGCTGTTCAGCTCATACGATCAATAACAATATACAAGTTGGAATATGTGTAAAAGCAATTTAAAAGGCCCTCAGATTGAGGGCCTTTGACTATTTAGTTGCTTTCAATGGTCTACACCAAGTCAGATAATCTGTTTTGTCTAAATTTCGACATTGTGATTTTTTATCTAATATGAAGTAAGTATTTTCCTCAATTTCTGAAAAGTAGTAGTAATTTTTTAAGTCTTCACCATAGCGCCAATAACCACCTGATCCTTCGTCAATTTTAGTAGGATGGAAAAAGAAAATATTACTTTCCTTGGGAATGTAATTTGTTTGATCGGTTGCCAAAAGCCAGAGGTTAGAAAAAGTATAAGTGAATAATCCAATTCCTAGGATTACAGCTAAAATGAGATAGAAGAATATTTTACTACTTTTCATAGAAATACAATGTTCCTTTACCAGTAATTGCTAAATTCAAGTTTGCCAAGGCATTGTTAGCATATTTTTCTGCTTCTGGACCTGATCCGTTATAAGCTTTAATAACTTTCTTTAATTGCTCTGTTGTCATGGCACCATTAAAACAATTGCCTAGCTCACGGTCTATCAAATATCTTAGATGAGCTGCTGCATAGTAAAGATCATTTCGCCAATCATCACCTGATACCCTAGTGTCAGTACTTAAACCAATTATATTTTTGACAATGGAAGAGGGAATAGGTGGGCGACAATATTTCTTCAATGAGTTTTGTACACCGTCAATAAGCGCTTTATCACTGACGTTAGCAATTCCCGAGGAACCTTTTGAAACTTTATCAGGAACGATAAAAATTACCTTATCAACGATATTGGCAGCGGTTGTAATTGTTCGTTCTGCAAATTGGGCCGATTTTCTCCATCCAGGTGCATTTGGATTGTTTTCATTCTGAAGAATCAAAGCCAGAAGAATATGTGGAATCTTATGATATTTGCAGGCATCTCGAACCCATTTTCTAATTTCTGAATCGTCTATGAATAAGCCAACGTCTTTATGAATGTTCATCCAATAAAGTTTAATTGGTGATTTAAATGGCTTGTTAAAGGAAGGGATCTTAGTTTCATCTATGTATGTAGCTGTTTCATTGCCAGTACATTCACACAGCACAATTGATTTAACTGATTTGTCAGTTTTAGGGGTGGTTGATGTCTGACTAGCATCACAATATTGTAAATTATCCATATTTTAATAATCGTAAGTAGCTTGTATTGAAAGAATTTCTGCTTGATCATTTGTGTTTACTAGGTGAGTAAAACCAAAATTATCCGTTGTCCCTGTTTCTGTTGTTCCATCAGCTCGAGTAATTAAATAATTAATATTTTTTAGGGGTTCTCCAGACTGAGATACTAGCTTAAATTTATCTTCAAAAATATTTGCTAGCTGAGACATGAGAGCACTTGTTGTAGAACTATTATCTGTATTAGAGCTTCCACCTCCATTGTCTTGAACAACTAAACTCTGCTTTGGTAGTAATTTACAGCCGCAAGAAAGGGAATCATTAACCCTTGCCGCCGCCTTACCAAAGATTTGCATATATGGATCGCCAGTAATGATTGTTGATACTGTTTTATGTTTAGGGCATGTTGCTTTATCACCAACACAGGCGATTGGTATGCCTTCAATCAAAAACATACTATTACCTGAAAGTACTTGCCCACCACCCGTTGTTGGACATCCAACCACAATATAAGGTGTTGCCATAATTTATTTTCCCTCTATCTATATTTTTTGTTTTGGCATGATAGCAATATGTATACAGAATATACTGTTTAGTTTTTTTATGACTAAGAATCAAAAGTGGATTCATGGATCGAAATAGGAAAAGCACTCAGGTGAAGGCTTTTCCAACTATATAAGTTTTCTAAGTTTTATAATCTCATCACTTAATTTTTTTATTGTGTCATCAATTTCTTTAGAGTAATCAATTTTTTGTACATTTTTTTCTCGCCCCATGATTTGATTGCAATAAAAATCTAATTTATCGCAAATTATGCGCATTTCAGTTTCTGATTTTATAGAATGATTATCACCATATTTAAGTTGCACTAATTGAGCTTGAAAATCATATAAGTCATTTAAATTTTGTTCTAAGGTTGTACCTACATCATCAATAGTCTTATCAAGCTCAGAAGTGTCTAACCCACTCTCAATATGAAGTTTATCACTTAAGAAACTTAAATCCCTAAAAACGTTCATAATTTTTTGTATTTTTTTGGTCTCAATTTTTGAAAACTTTAAACTATCAAAAGTCCCAGTTCCCAATTGCGCTCCCATGCAGTAATGTTGAAATCTACTGTAATCACCCTGTTCTCTACTTTTATGCCAAATTGAATGTAGGTCTTTCGTTTTTTCTAAAATTAATTCTAATAATTCACGAGTCTTTTTAAAGGTTTCTTGATTCCGCCAAGATAAAAAACCAATAATTGCCACGATTGGAGTAATAACATAGGCAGTTGTAGTAAGAATGGTATTTATTCCAACCATACTGAAGTTGCACTCTAATGACTTGCCCTGACAAACGACCATGTACTGGAAAAAACCACAGACTATTAAGACGATAATATATACAAGTAAATAGTATCCAATATATTTTTCAATTTCTTTCATTATTCACCCACTGTACCAATAACAGGTATAAGTCGAGGCCCAGCCAATCTAGCCTTTCCAATTATTTCTAAAAGCTCATCATAAGTTAATTCGAATTTATCTTCACTATCAAAAACATACTCGACATTTTTTCCTTCCAATTCTGGCGTTTTCTCAGGCACAAAACGCTTCGGGATAAGGATCCGTGCAAGTTGTTCGTTCGTTAATTTAAATAAATGCATGGGAGTTATCCTACTCGAAAGAGTTCTGACCAATTTGTTAAATAAGAAGGTGAGCGGCGATTCTGGTTCATTTGCCATATGGCTTGCGTGTCGTTACACAGGCCCAGTGAAACATGATCTTTACCGTATTTAGCTTTGATGGCTTCCATAGTCTGAGAAAGCTTTTCACGCTCATACCGATGCGTGTAATCAGTGAATAGATCAGGAACAAATTTAGATTTATGAATTAACTCGAGTAAAACGATACCAGCTTTTTTATATTTAAAGCCTGGCTTATAAATCTGATCAATTCCTTTCATGGCAGCACGCGTAATTTCAAGTAAATCATCTGTATATTCATGCATTTGAACAATGATATACGGTGAGTATTTTTCCTCTTTGTTGAATTTACCTGTTTGAATAAACACACCGACAAGTTTGCATAAAGACTCATCATTTCGCATTCTTTCAACGCCTCGAGTCACAAATAAACGGACAGACGATTTAATATCGTTCTTTTCATAAACTGGCTGACCATAAGACCGGCTACTGATGATTTGTTTTTTTGACGGAGAATCCAGTTCGATGTCGATACATGAAACGCCTTGGAGTTCGCGTACAGTTTTTTCCATCACAATGGAAAATGATTTTTTAATTTCCTTCGGATTTGACTCAACCAGATCCAACACAGACTTAATATTCATTAAGTTTAGTTTCTTACAGTTCTGTCGGCCTACGCCCCAGACTTCAGCTACGTCCACCTGCGCGAGTAATTGCTCTGCAGCACAGGGGTCCATCATTGCAAGATTGCAAACACCGTCAAAATACTTATTTTTCTTTGCAATATGATTTGCAATCTTCGCCTCTGTTTTTGAGCGGCCTAATCCAATGCAGCAGGGCAGTCCAAGCCATTGTTGAGCCTTCATGCGCATTTCCTGAGCGTATGCTGTCAGATCATAGTTTTTTGCGTAAGTTGTTAGATCAAGAAAGCATTCATCAATACTATAAATTTCCTGCTCACCAGGTGCCACATACTGACCAAGTAGGCTCATAAAACGGCGTGACATCTCAGCGTAGAGTGCGTAATTGCTTGAGAGCACCTGTACATCATATTTCTTAATAACATCTTCGATCTGGAAAACTGGAACACCCATGCGGATGCCTAAATTTTTTGCTTCTTGGCTTCTGGCCACGGCACAGCCATCGTTATTGCTGAGCACAATTGTGGGGCGGTCATTGAGGGATGGATTAAAAACACGTTCGCAAGAGACGTACAT